GAATGTCATCATTGTCATTCTCCTCAATCAAACGCACGATTTTGGCAAAGTCAAAGCTGGACAACTCATCAGTGATGTCCACCCATTTGCCATCAGCAAACTTTTGCAACTCAAAACAGTATTTGTCGTTAAGTCCCTCTTTGGGGCTGTAGTCAGGGTCGTATGACCATTTGACCCTTAAATTCCATTCAGCCTCTGGTAGCTGTAAGTCTCTAAGTTCATCTAAACAAACATCGAATTTCATACACGCCTTTCAAGTTGATGAGTGGATACTGTACGACACTATATTCTGTCTGACATTAGGACATACCCTTATTGTCAAACAAAATTTAGCGTGATACTTTATGGGCATGGCTAGACACAAATCGGAAATCACAGGAAGCCCACTCAAAATTGCCACAAGAGTTACTTTTGACCAATGGTTAGAGTTTCGCAAACTTGGCGGTTCTGTGTGGTTGAGAAACCTACTCAAGAATTCGATGGAGAATCGAAAGAGTCAACTAAAGGAGAAAACATGAAAAAAGTCATTATTGGCGCATACTTAGCACTTTCCAGCCTGACATTGTGGGCGGCTTGTACGACACACACATACACATCAAATGGTCGGTTTGTGACTTGTCAAACCTGCTGTTTCGGCAACAATTGCAATACAAACTGCTATTGATGTATGATTGTTTGAAACACGGCTAGATGGGGAGTAGCTACCCCATTGAAAAGAGAACCCACCCCTCCTGCCGCAGTTTCTTTTCAGGGTGGATTTTAGGGCGTGGGAAAATGCACTATTACCAACATCACATTGGTGACTTTATTAAAGACACTTCTTTTTTGACAAACGAAGAAGTGGGGATTTATCTCAAACTTCTTTGGCTCTATTACGACACGGAACAGCCATTGCCAAACTCAATTTTTGAGTTGTCGATGAAAGTAAATGCTCGTGACCAGCAAGAAACCTTACAAGGAATACTTGAAATGTTTTTCAGCATGGAAAACAATATGTGGCATCACAAAAGATGCGATAAAGAAATTTCCTTTTACAAACAACAACTTGAGACTGCATCTAAAGCTGGAAAAGCATCTGCCGCCAAGAGAGCACTCAACAGAAACTCAACGGGCGTTGAACGGGCGTTGGATTCTGGTTCAACAGTCGTTCAACCAACCAATAACCATAAACCAATAACCAATAACCATAAACCAAATATAAGAGCAACTGTCGTTGCCATGCCTGACGGCATTTCACAATCTGTTTGGGATGAATTTGTCAAACACAGGAAATCCAAGAAAGCACAGGTAACGCAACTGGTAATTGATGGAATTCAGAAAGAAGCAGAAAAAGCAGGGTTTACCCTAGAAGATGCGTTAAAAGAGATTGTCTTGCGAAACTGGCAGTCTTTTAAAGCTGATTGGGTTGTTCAAAAGCAAAATACTTTTAACAAAGTTGATATTGCTAGGGTAACAGTGCCATCAAGCTCACAGCGTGACCCTGCGCTTGTCAAACTGGATGAGGACAGGCTGAAGACTGCACCGCCAAACCCTGAAGTTTTAGCCAAAATCAGGGCAGTTTTAGGGAAAACAGCATGAGAATTTCTGATTTATTGATTAAATTTTTTGACTCTTGGTTTTCTGGTAGATTTTTAAAAAATCCAGTTGTAATCGCAGTTATTTTTTATTTAATTGGTTACTCAATAGGAAAAGCATGACAAAAGAACAAGCAAACCGCCTTTTGGATGAGGTGAAAGATGGGAACAGTTATTTATCTATCAAACGCATCACAGAAGCCTTGTGGCTCACAGGGGATGCGTTACGACCTGTACCAATCCACACTCGCCCATTTAGTGAAGATGGCATCAACGAGTGGCTGGAAAGCACACGCATGGTATCGGGCACAGGAACTGGAACAGCATCCATTGGGAATATTCAAGGGAATCAGTCAGGAATTGACGAAAATAATGAAAGATAAACAATGACAAAATATGTTCAAAGATATGATGAGGAGGGTTTTGTCGTTCCACTTGATGAAATTTACAGGTTGGCTTGTTGCGATTGTGGGTTAGTGCATGATGTTGTTTGGTCTTATGACAAAAAAACCAAAGAACTTGGCATGGCAGTGAGAAGAAACAACCGAGCAACAGCACAAAGACGCAAAAATATTAAGGTAAATCAATGATTTACATAGGCATAGACCCCGGTGCTGTTAGTGGCGCATTAGGTGCAGTAGACCATGAGGGTAATTACCTAAGTGCCTTTGACATTGAGCACCGAGAAAAGCACATACTTGCCCTTGTTTTCAAAAGTCGAATTCTCAGCATTGTTGACCCAAAAGAGGGCGCAGAAATCTGTATGGAACAAGTGCATTCAATGCCAAATCAAGGGGTTTCCAGCACTTTCACATTTGGTAGGGCTGTTGGGGTTATCAGTGCGGTTTGCGAGTTAACACGCTACCCTGTGCATTTAGTCACCCCTCAGCGATGGAAAAAGCACTTTCATTTGACCGCTGACAAAGGGGAATCTTTGGATATGGCAAGGTATTTATGGCCTGAGGCCAAACTGAAGCGGAAAAAAGACATTAACAAAGCGGAAGCCCTACTAATTGCAGAATATCTAAGGCACACATTGCATGGAATTGAAACCAAAAAAACGATTTAACCATGCACCTAAAGGCAAAAAAGGTCAGGTTATTTATTATTCTGACAAGGAAAAAGAAGCCTTAGAGCACATTGGAGGCGGTTCAATATCGGAAGGTGCAAGGATTAGCATCCGTTGGGCGGCACATTTTTGGAGGGTTGGATTGCGCCCTGATTTTGACCTGAACCATGTTGGCATCTGTCTTTTTGTTGACGATGAACACGCTGACGAACTCTAGGGATAAAAAATAGGGCTTGGAAGGCTTAAAAGGCACTTTTTAGGCGTTGTTTTTGGTAAGCCCTCAATACCCTACATTGTTGGGCTTGCAAGGGCTAAAAAATGGGCAATAAAAAACCCGCACTAGGCGGGCTTAATGTTAGTGACTACTAACTTATTTTCTGAGAATAATTTTCAAAAGTAGGGCAACAGTGGCATAAAGCATTTTTACCCCTCAAAATTGACGCACTACTTTGAGTGCATCTGCTTTGCTTTGCTCGATTTGTTCAAAATCTAGCCCTTGGGCTAATTGTTCGGCAAGGTTTGCGGCTTGGTTTGCTTTTTCGTCACTTGGGGCTATCAAAGCCAAAACAAGGGCTTGGGTAAGTGCTTGGGTTTGTGTCATTGTGTGGCCTCATTTTCAGCTAAATAGTCGCTAATTAAATGCTCTGCTATTTCGTGCCAATTCACATCAGATAAGAACGCAAGTGCATAAGATCGCATTAAATCGTGCCTATCATCAGATGATTCATAGAATAAATCTTCTACATATTCTTTTAAATCATGCGCTAAATTGTAGGCTTCATCGGGATGAAAGCGGGTAGAAAAATCTCTAGGGTCTGCATAATCAAATAATTCTAATTTGACCCGCCAAGTAGCGTAGTTTGTCCAGCCATTGTAAGTTTTATCAGTCATTTTCAACACCTATTCAAAAAACACAAGGAAAGCCCTTGTAAGCCCTTACATTGAAAAATGCAAGCCAAAGCCCTAAAAGTAGGGCAATGGTTTGCACTCTGTTAAAACGCCTTAATTGTTGAATTCGTGGTGAACGATACAAATAACCTCATTGTCAGACTTTTGGATTGTCTCGACAATGTGGCAAAAGTATGCGCCAGCCGTGTCGGTGTCACGATAAACCAATGGATGCAAGTATGCCCATGCGTCATTTTCACTCAAATAATCATTTAAACATCGCAACAAAATATATTGCTGAGAGCCATCGCAACCCTTATCAATTGTGCCAATGGTGGTTGCCATTATTTCGAGGTCGGTTGTTGTTTCGGTGGTCATAATCAAAGCCTTTCAATTATCAGAATGAGAGATAACACAATAGCGGCAAAGCCACACACACCTAGAACGATAGAGTCAATTTTATCGAACATCATGCTGTCACCTTTGAGAGTTTTTCAGACATTGAGTCAAGACCAAAGGAGAATATCTGTTCGTTATAATTATCACGATTATGGGCAAACCAATTGCCATAAGTGCTATTTGATTTTTTAATTTTAAATATTTTGCCATTGGCATAGCCAATATATTCACCTTTGCGAAATGCTGACTTTTCGATATTAGTGTAGTTTTTCATGTTCACGCCTTTCCTGTCAGATATTTCGGAATAATGGAATATGAATCATAGGATTCTTTATTCCAGTAGCTGTATGGTGTACCCGCCTTAAATGCGGCAGTTAAAGCCGACCATGTTTGCCAGCGAATATTGATAATTTGCTTTTTTGTCATGATTAACACCTTTCAAAATAGTGCGACAGTGCACTGATAAACCCCGAAGGGCTTATCGCTGTACTGTCAGTTAGTAATTGATTCAATTGAGGGTGCATCGGTGCAAATACAAATAATGCGCTCAAACTTAGGCGCATTCTCTAGTGTGTGTACAGTGACATTCTTTCCTGTGTGTGTATAAGACTCTACACGCATAGGTTGACCATGCACTTTAATTATTTGACCAATTGTGTATTGACCTTTAGGGATAAATGCAAATTTCATTGTTAACACCTTTTAAATGAATGACGATTGAATGATAGATTTTGTCCGACAGAATACAATAGGGGAAAACCCCTAAAGTATTCGATTATTGGATTTTGTTAGCCCATGCAATGCCTGAATCAGTGGCATGGTATGTGTGGCATTCGGTATCGTGCGTTAAAAAACCATGTTTAACCAGTGTATCCATGATGGATTGAAACTGATTTAATGATGCGCCATGCCCCATTAAAGCGGTATAAATTACGCCACTAGGTGCACCGATTGAATCAATATTGCATGATTCTATGATTCCCTTTGCAATGCTTTGCAATGCTTTGATTTGTTGATTTGTCATTTTGAACACCTATTGAAAAATGATTGATTGAATTCCTAGGAAAACCCTAGGCATATAACCCCTATAATTTATATAAGGGTTATAAACCTATTGTTTACTGAATAGGGCTAGTTTGCGAAATGTGAAATACAGTAGATGCACGACACAATTTTGTAGGCAAACCCGTGATTTTGTCAGTGGCATCTATCCATGTAACTACTTTTACGCCATGTTCACCCTTGTTTACTTGGCGGCCTAGAGCTTTCCATGCATTGTATGTAAACACATTTTCTCTAGGGATTATGTCGTTAGGGTTTATTCCCTTGGCAATAAATCCAGTAATGATGCTAGGGTAATTCAATAATGAATCGCCATTTTTTGCCCTGTTAAGGCTTTCCAATTGTTGCAATTGTTTATCCATGTTAACACCTATTAAAAAAACCTAGGAAAATCCCTAGGTGCTAGGGTACTGTCACCAATACCCTAAACCCTAGAATTTAAATGTTATATTGGTGACAAACAATGCAAACTACTGAATTGTCAGATTTTTGCAGTGTTTTTACAGTGTGACAAAAATAACCGCCAGCTCTATCGGTATCACGGTAAACCAGTGGGTGCAAGTATTCCCATGCTTGATTCTCGGTTAAATTGTCCTCATTATCGGACAATAATAAATATTCATCCGATCCATCTATTCCGCTGTCAATAATTCCGATTTTGGTTACTTGAATTGTCATGTTAACACCTATTAGTTGATTGATTGAATACTAGAATTTTTTGTCCTAGTGTTTGTATTATCGTTACTGTCCGACAAAATGTAATCAGGATAAACCCTAATTCCCACCATATTTATATCTATCAATCTAAGCTAATCAATAGGTTTGCTTTATTTAACATAATATTGTATGCGGTGATCTGTTGGGAGGGTGCATCGCCCATATCTACCAACCAAGCGCTTGCTTTGTGGAAATAATCCAACACATATGTTAGTGCTTGCTAACCATTAAGTGAGTGAGTGCTTACTGGGTAGGTTGGTAAGTGCTTACTTGTAAGTGAGTGCTTACTTTGATGGGGGGGAGGGGGTGTGTGTGAGTTGTAAATATTTGTGAACCCTCTCCCCCACACGAAAAGCTAAATCAGACTGTACGACACAATAAGGTAATCTGGATTAGGGGAGAAGACGAAATAGGAAAGTCACCCGTATTGGGTGATGTCCTTTTTAAAGGAGAGCCTCTCGTTTATCTAAGTTAGAGAAGGTTGTCAGTCCTTACTCTCCACGCTACTAGCCCCGTTCAAGTCTGTGCTTTACTGAAGAACTACATGGTTCACTACGCTTATCCTACTTGGTCGGCTCAACCGCATAGAGGGGTGGGTGATGCCCCCGTTGAATACACTATACAAGAATCTGATTCTCGTGTAAAGTAAACACTAACTTCCCATTCTGTTGGACAAAAGATGAATGTAGTAGATGCACTTCCTGATAACTTGAAGAAAAAGGGTCGCCCCAAGGGTTCTGGGAAGATGACCTTGTCCAAGTATGCAGACAACCCTGCGGCACTCGTCTTACCCAAGACTGAAAACCAGAAAATCAAAGAACTCAAAGAACTCCTGATAAACAGTGCTGGTTCTAATGTTGTCATCAAAGCAGTCGAAATTGCCATGAATGACGAACACCCTGCTCAAATGGCGGCTCTCAAACTCTGTATGGACAGAATGCTCCCTGTCTCCCTGTTTGAAAAAGAAGGAAAACAACGCTCCGCAGTCAACATCACCATCTCAGGCATTGGTGGTGTCAGTATTGGGGAAAACCCTGTCCTAGAAGCAGAAGATATAGAAAGCAAAGATGTCTGATTTGAACTTCAGTCTCCTCCCTTGGCAACAAGAAGTCTTTGCTGATAAAACAAGGTTCAAAGTCATTGCCGCTGGTCGCAGATGCGGGAAGTCACGCCTCTCAGCCGTTACCCTCCTGATTGAAGGACTGCAATGCACTGCTGGTTCGGCTGTGCTGTATGTTGCCCCTACCAATGGTCAGGCAAGGCAGATTATTTGGGATGTTTTGATGGAGTTGGGCAGAGATGTCATTCAGTCCAGTCACATCAACAACATGGACATCACCCTGATAAACGGAGCAAAAATCTATGTTAGAGGTGCAGATCGCCCAGATACTCTGCGAGGAGTGTC